CCGCGATCAAGGCGGGCGATCCGGCCTTCGTCTGGTGTGCCCGCGCCAATCGCTTTGATCGGCTGCCCAAGTCGAAGTGGGCGAACCCGTTCGTGATCGGCAAGGACGGCACGCGTGAAGAAGTGATCGCCAAGTATCGGGCGTACATCACGAGCCAGCCCAATCTGATGGCGGCGCTGCCGGAACTGCTGAACAAGACGCTCGTGTGCTGGTGCGCTCCCGAAGCGTGCCATTGTGACGTGTTGAAGGAACTCGCAGAAGGGACGATGACCGAATGACGAAATATCACATCGCGATGGAACTGAACGTAGACGTGGACGACTCGACGCCCGACGCCATGAGCTACCTCACGGAGAAATTTACGACCGCGACCGGGTTCGCGTTCGCGTGGGTGAATCCCGAACTGGGTAGCAACGAGCCGTACAAGGCATTCAGAACCTATACGTCAGAGGCAGGCGTGGAAGTGACGATGCTCGTCGGCACGCTCCACGTTCGTCCGATTGATCGGTGGTTCAAGACCGACGCTCATAAGCTACTGGACGTGAGCAACGTCATTCAGAAGATCGCGTCGGAGCGGCGCTGGCACCTCGGCTCGAACTACCTGCCCGATCAGATCACGGCACTGGTGGACCACGCCGGACGCGAAGGCGACAGCGCCGTGCGCGAGATGAAGTCACTGCTCGATAACCTGATCTCGCACCTGCGCGGCATGGAGATCGTGGTGGACATGGTGGGCAACGCCAGCACGCACAGCGAAAAGAATGCGCGGTTGCGTGGTCTCGCCGAGGTGATCCAGACGGCGATCAAGCGGGCCACCGAATTTTCTTACGACTTTTCGTGGAAGCACTGGAACACTTACAACGATCTGTTCAAGAGCGACTTCCCGATGCGCGATGTCACGCGGCTGCTCCACGAGAAAGAAGCCGAGATCGAGCGGCTGAAGCGGGCGCTGGGCGAAATCAAAGCGCCGACCGATGACGCCGACAGCATCAAGGGCGACCAGATTGTTGATGTGATGGATGCGTTTTAACCGACGCGGCAGCAACTTCTAGCATCACGCGGCGGTGGGCGACCATCGCCGCATAGGGAGGCCATCGTGAAGACACAAGAACTCATTTCAACACGAACGAACGTCGAGATCATGGCTGATCTCACCAGTGGCACGATCACTGTGGATGAAGCGTGCGATCAGCTCTTCCGCTACCTGCTGCACCTGATGGGCGAGAAGCCAGCCAAGGGCAAGATCGAATACATCCAGCCGCGCCCGGACGCCAACAAAATCGTTCGGGGAATGGACGGTAGACGCAAGACGCCGGTATTGGAATTCATCACACCGCCGACCGCCCAGCCGCACTATCCCGCGCTGCGCCTCAACTACGAGGTGATGCGGAAGCAAGCGGCGAAGGGGATGCTCACCGAACGCCCACTGCCGAAGGACGATCCGACGCTGCACATGATCGCCGCCGAGTGTGGCCTGCCGCTTGACCAGATGGCAAACGCAATCAAGGCCATCGCCAAGTTGATCGATGATGACGGCAACAAAGGCATGAGCACGGGACGGCTTCAGCGCGAGGATGTCGGCGTCAACGTCAAATGGCTGTCGAATGATTATCCCGAAGCGTGGACGGGAATCGTCTTTTACAACGAGGAACGCAGCGTCTGGCAGTGCCGCAAGAATCCGTTCTGGCTGAAGGTGTGGTGCCAACGCTACGCCGATCCGGGCAGCGACTGCGAGGCGCTCGCCGCGAAGGAAGTTCAGCAGAAGCTACTGGCGGAAAAGGACAAAGTTGCCGAGGCCAAGTTGCCGAAGCGTGAATCCGAGCGCTGCGTGTATGGCAGTTGGGATATTCTGACGACGCGGCAGGTTGCCGAACACTACGTCTACGCCTATCTGATGTACTGGCACGAGCGTAATCTCTTCCATAACGTGCGCATGGCTCTGCCTTATGAGTTACGCGATCAACTTGGCAATCGGGGAATCATGCACGGGTATGCATCCTGTATCTGGCAGGAACATCGCGAGATCATGGAATCCGAACTGCGTTATCGGTCGGCGAGCGGGGACGATGAGGCCAAGGAATACCTCCGTAATGAAGCGTGGTTCGACGAGCTGATCGATAGCAAAACACGGAACGCCATCATGAGTGGCGAGCAACTTCCTCCACCGTATTTTAAGCAAACGAGCGAGGGCACCGATGCCGAAATTTAAGATGGTCATCACGCGCACCGAGCATTGGGAAGTGATGGTTGAGGCTGATGCCGAGCCACTTGCCACCATGCTGGCGTGGGAAGTCTACGAGAATCGCGACGGCGACGTAGATTGTCTGCTCGTCGATGAAGAAGATGTTCACGAGCGCACTGTTGAGGTGGACGAATGAGAGCAATCACTTTATATCAGCCGTGGGCGACGTTGATCGCCCTTGGTCTCAAGCGCTTCGAGACGCGGCATTGGGCGACGACGTGGCGCGGCGAGATCGCCATCCACGCGGGCGCGGCGCGGACGGACTGGAATAAGTTGCAGCGCGAACTGGCGCACTATCGCAGCGGGCAGTACACCTGCGGTAATGGTTCGCTGGCGGACGTCTATTTTAGATACCAGACGGGGCTGCTGCCCAATGGTCTGCGGCTGAACGAGCCGATGCCGTTCAGCGCGGTGCTGTGCATCGTCAAGATCGTAGACTGCATCCCGATGACGCCGGACTTCATCATCGGGCAGACCCGCGAGGAACGTGCGGTCGGCGGCTGGGCACCGGGGCGGTACGCGTGGCAGTTGGAGATGGTCGAACAGTTCGCGCAGCCGATCCCCGCGAAGGGCGGGCAAGGCATCTGGCACTGGACGCGAGGTGTGGCGTGACAATTTTCACGCAAGAGATTAAGTTTCAATGTCTTATGGAGATGTTGGACCCAAGTCTACCGAAAGGATGTGAGTTTCTGCGACTGAACGCGCCGCTCAGTGAAGCAGACGCGAGATCATACTTCGATAGCTTTCATACCGCAGTCTATTCAAGTATGTTGAGTTTCACCGTGCGCACGGCTGATGGGAAGTTGCATACATATCCGCTGGTAGTCGTAGAAGATTTCCCGCCAGAGTTCACCGACGCGTTCACCCTGCTCGATTATGCATTGACGTTGTGGCGAGGTGACTATCGGGTAGATGAAGCAGGCAACCCGATCCAGCCAAGCGATTTAACGTGGGCACGTGTACTAAACAGGATCGACTTCTATAAGAGTAGCGTGAAAGATGGAGGTGCTGCGTGAGAGTCGTTCAGATTGGCTCGCAGGAGTTCGAGGACGCCAAGCACGAACTTGCTGGCATCTTCGAGCGCGGGTTCAACGCGAAGAACGCCGCCGAGCACATTACGATGACATTCGTGTGCGATGAGTGCGGCGCGGAAGGTCAGCATATGCTGCGGATCGAGGTGGGTGCGAAAAAGCACCCACACGATCTGTGTGCCGCGTGCTTGACGAAGGGCTTAGAGATGCTTTCTAAGGATAGCTAACATGAACATCGGGGAATATATCAAGGCACTGCGCGAACAACGCCAATGGACACTACGCGATCTCGGTGAGGCAGCGGGCAACCTGTCTATCGGCTTCATCTCGGACATTGAGCGCGGGCGGTCTGATCCGTCGCTCACGACGCTGCACCGGATCGCCAAGGCGTTCGATCTCGGCGCGGGTGATCTGTTGGTCGGCGCGGGGTACACGGTTCGTCCCATCGCGCTCGACGTGCTGGCAGATCGCACTGTCAAGATCACGCTCCGCTACAACGGTAAGCTGATCTCGCATGAAGTGGAAGAAGTAAAGCCGTGAAAAACATCAATTGGACGGATGTGATTTTATACAGCGTCATGGTGACGATGATGCTCGTCGCTGTGGGTGCTGGCATCTGGATGATCAATGATGCCGCCAGCCGCCCTCAGCATACCTACATCGTCGATCTTGCAGCGGGCGATCCCGTAACGGGACGCGATTTATACGTGACGGGAGATCAGACGCTGTGCTTGACGCCGGACGGTACGGGCAAAGTGTGCTATCCGCTCGCAGAGGTCAAACGCTGGCGCGAGGTGACGCCGTGAAGCGCATCGCGCCGCCAGCGGGCTACATCATGGATGCGCTTAAAAAGGCGTATCTCCTCTCGCTGGACGAGGGTGAGGCCGTGACGTTCGTTTTTAATGGAGCCGAATACGTGGCAGATGCGCCCAACGGACGTATCACCACATCATCGGAGCAGCCGCCGAACGAAAACGGCGAAGGTCCTGCGTTCTGGGTGAGGCTCGCCAACGGGCGCATTGCTACCTACGCCGATCCTGTTATTGAGCAGTTGCAGCAGCGTAAAGAGCAGGCACGCATCGGCTATCAGCGCACGCTCCGCGCCATCGATGACGAGATCGAGCAGCGTGAAAAGGCGCTGCAACGGAAGATCAGCGAATTGGAGTGACTGATGGAATGGTTATTTTGGCATGGGCTACACGCTGTATTCTGGTTATTCGGTAGACGTACGTATGCCGAGCCGTCGTTGGCAGAGGGATGCGGTGCTTGGCAACGTGAGCTATGCGGCTACACGCTTCAAATTGAGGTCACGCTCTATCAACGAGGATACGGTTTGTTTCGAGGCGAGCAGCCAATAGCGCGGGTGGTGTTCTAATGCTGAAGCGGCACAAAGTTTTTAACGAGATACTCGCCTTCTGGCGGGAACATAACAAAAGCAGCACGCCACGACGCGGGCAACTGCTACGACGGCTGGCAGATCGCGAGATGCGGATGTCGCGCAACAACTTGAAGCAGCATCTCAACGGCCTCGAACATGACGGCTACATCCGCATGGAAGGCGTCGTGATCGTGCTGCTGCGCGAAGAGCCGATCAAGGACATGTCGCCTGTGACATTGCCGGATTGAAATCTATACAGGGCTAGTCACACGTTCTAGACTATTTATACGTGAGACGAGTACAGAACAAGGGACACGGACGCCTCCGCTGTGTCCCTTGTTCATTTTATGAGGGCCAGAGATGACACCAACGCCGATACCCGCCATCCCGCGCAGCACCATCGATCATATTGCCGATCTGATCTCGCAGCAGACGACGGATCGGTTGCTGGCGATTGTGATGCTGCTCGGCCTCATCTTCCTGATCATGGTTGGCATCATGCTGTGGCGGGCACTGCCGATGCTCAAGGAAGGCACCCGCGCCCGCTTCGAGATGGCAAAAGCCTTCGAAGCCAACACGCAGGCGATGCAAGCCGTAAAGACTGAACTCTCAGAACTCCGCCGCTTTATTGAAACGCAACCCCCGTACCCACGTCCCTTGTGGCAGCGCTTGATCGGACGGTGACCTCCATGCGTACCGCTATTCGCCGTTTTGCCTTCATCTTCATCCTGCTGTGCGCCTTCGTGACGACGCCAGTTGCCGCTTCCTGCGGATCACCCTTCGCGGGCAACCTGATCCAGTACACCACCAATGGCGGGACCACCTACCAGACCGCGCCGCCGAACGTCGTCAAGTACCTGCAAACCATCACCGCCTGCCCGATCACGCAGACGATCATCCTCGACCAGTACCAGCAGCTCGGCTTCAGCGCCGACTACACCGCGCTGATCGTGTGGAGCGCCAAGGGCGACACGAATTTGTACGTGCATCGCGGCTGGCTGATCTATCCCGTCACGCGTGAGCAGTGGAACACGATTATCCTGCTGCTCGGTAATCGGGTGGGGCGCTAATTCATGCTGGACCGTCTGCTGGGAGTGCCGGGGATCGAGGTGAGCGGCTTCACGCAGTGGGCGTCGCCTGTCACGTATGACTGGACAGGGGCGGCGAACACCAGCTTCGGCAGCGCGGGCGTGATCGGCAACACCAGTCAGGGCATCAACGGGTGGACGCCGAAAACGTCCAACGTGTGGAAGATCAACGCCAACGTCGCCTCGGCAACGAGCGGGGCGGGCATCTCGTATCTTACCGACGAACTGTATCTCTCCACCGCGCAGTGCCTCAACTGCCGCGTCGCTGTGCAAGGTAACGGTCTCGGCTCGCCAGCCTACTACACGCTCGGCGCGGCCTTCAACCCGACCACCGGCGAGGGCTATGTCCTCGTGTGGATACAGGCCAGCGCGATCTTCTCCCTGCGGCGGATGTATGGTTCTGGCACGTACCCGGCGACGACGGCTTACGGATTGACGCTGGCGAATCTGACGTACACGGGTGGGCAGTCCTCCGACTGGGCCGTGATGGAACGTACGGTGCTGGGCAAGACGTCGGTGATTCGCATCTCGCTGTGCCCCGACGCGGGCGGACATCCCGATTATCGCAACCCACGACTGGCGGCGACGTATTACGACAGCTACGCACCGCTGGCGGTTACCGCGTACCCGTTCGTGTCATCGTGTCAGGTCGGCTATACACCAACCTCGCCACGCTTCGAGGTGAGTCTCGCCACGCGGGAATTCGTCACCGACGCGTTCCTGTTCGGCTTCGGCAAGTCCGTCGCCATCGCGCTGACGGGACGCGGCACCAATTGGACACCCGGATCGGTATTCACGGCCTCGTCGGGGCTGACGATCAACAGTGTGACGTACACCGACGCGACGCACGTCACGCTCAACTGCTCCACGGGCAGCGCAGTGAAGCAGGTGACCATCACCGAACCCGGTGGCGCGACGCAGCAGGTGCGCGTGGGCAAATATGCCGTGACCGAATCGCGTGAGATTTACTATATCGAGCGCAATAGCAAGGGCACCAAAGGCCCCGGCATCGGTGGCGTAGGCATTTCGACGTTTGTCACGCTCGCGGCGATCTACGGCGTCGGGTTTAGTCTGGATGGCAACTACGTGTACATCTTGCAGGGCACGTCGGACTTCAAGAAGTACAACCTTGCCGGCACACTGCAATCAACCATCACCGTGCCGAGCGGCGCGAATGTCCGCAAAATGATGACGCTGCCAGACGGCAAGTACATCGTCTGCGATTACGGCAGTTCGCCGCCCAAATATCACCTGTACAACTCGGACGACAGTTACAACCGCGTGTGGAATGGTACGGCGACCACCAGCACCTACGGCCTGTGCTTATTCTACGATAACGCGCTCGCGAGGAACACGGTTCTCACCGCTGGCTGGACGAACGCGATCATCCAGCAGTGGGAAACGGATGGCACGCTGATCAAGACGTGGGCCTCCGGCAACGGCATGGTGCAGGTGAGCGATGTATGCGTGCTGAGTGACGGCACCGTGGTCGTGGCGGAATGGTTCAACGGCAAACTACTTAAGTTCGACAATACCGGCGCATTCGTTGCGACGCTCACCACGACCGCCGATCATCCGCATGACCTCACCGTATTGAGCGATGACACCATCGTCGCCGCGTTCGAATCCAGCACGCCGGGGGCGCGAGTGTACGCCTATGCCCCGGACGGCAGCGACATGGGCGCGTGGGCGACGGGACAGGCAAGTTTGCCAGTCGGCGTGAAGGTTTATCCATTACCCGCGCCGACTCCGGCGTAGAAAGGCTGACTATGTTCGGACGCATGATGATGGCGCAGGTGGGGCAGCCCGCGATTGCCATGACGATCAAAAGTGGCGGCGCGATCAGCCGTCCTGTCACCATCGCGCAGATCGAGGGCGTCGGTGGGCGCGGCTTGCAGTGGCTATTTAACGAAGCCATCGGCTGGGCGGCAGCGGATCTCGTGCCGTATTTCTCCGATGATGCCGTACCCGTGCCGACAGGCGGCACCGAAGCATTGATTCGCGGCGATTATCAGACGGATGGATCGACTGCTGCGACGTGGTGGCCTCTGGAAGACAAAGCAGGCACCACCATCCGCATCACCAGCATCCCTACCGCAGGCGGATCGGTTTTGCACTTGCGGGCGCTGCATCCTGAATTCTGGGCGTACGGCACGTGGAAGTACATGCGCTTCGTCTCGACCAACACGGCGAGCTTGGCGACGGTGAACCAGACGGGCGACAAGACGTTCTGGATTAAGCCGCTGTACTGAGATGAGCACGAAGACGCGCTTCACCGACGACTTCCGCGCCAAAGCGGTGGCGCTCGCAATTGCGGCGGGCTATCCGCACACCAAAGGCGCACTGACGCGGGTAGCTGGTGAGCTAGGGATCAGCCATCAGGTGCTGCGCAACTGGATTATCGAAGCGCAAAATCCGCCGCCGCAAGGTTTGTTGCAAGAGAAAAAGGCCGAGCTGCGGGACCTGATCAAGACCGAGCTTGCCGACATCATGGCACGGCTGCCGGATAAGCGTGGCGAGGCCAGCTACCGCGAACTCGGCACCGTGTTCGGCATCATGTTCGACAAGCTGCAACTGCTCGACGAACTGCCGACGCAGATCATCGGCCTGTCGTCGCAATTGAAGCAAATTGCGGAACTCTCGGAGCGGCTCGGCGTGGATGTGGGCGACCTGCTCAACAATCTGCTGGCGGAATTGAAGGTAGAGGAGACGGACGGCGACGATGACGACGATTAACGCGGCTTCCATTGCCAAGCGTACCGTGCGCAAAACACGCGGGCCACGCCCCAAGGACGTGAAGCGCAACATCGAGCGCTACAAGGCCGATCCCGTCGCGTTCATGCGCGAAGTGCTGCACATGGAACTCGCGCCGTATCAGGAAGACATCGCGCGGCTGTTCGTCGCCAAGCATCGCATCGCCGTCCGCGCCCTGCATGGCGTCGGCAAGACCGCCATCGCCGCAGGGCTGATCTGCTGGGCCATCGGCACGGCGGACGTGGACACCAAGATCGTGACCACGGCAGGCGCGTGGCGGCAGCTCAAGTTCTTCCTGTGGCCTGAAATCAGGAAGTGGGCGCTCAAGGGCGACTGGTCGAAGGTCGGCTTGCAGATGCGCCTCGACCGCGAGGTGTTCGACCTGTGGATCAAGACGGATAACGCGTTGGCCTTCGGTGCCGCCTCCGACGACCCTAGCCTGATCGAGGGGGCGCACGCGACGAGAATCTTCTACTTTTTTCGACGAGGCGAAAGCCATCAACGCGCCGATCTGGGATGCAGCGGAGGGCGCGTTCAGCACGGGCGAAGCCTACGCGTTCGCGGGCAGCACACCGGGCGAATCGTCGGGCCGCTTCTACGAGATTCACAGCCGCGCCAAGGGGCTGGAAAGCTGGGCCACGCGGCACGTCAACCTGACCGAAGCTATCGCGGCAGGACGCGTGAGCCGCGAATGGGCAGAGGAGCGTAAAAAGCAGTGGGGCGAGCAGAGCGCCATCTACCAGAACCGCGTCCTCGGTGAGTTCGCGGACTCGGCAGAGAACAGCGTCATCCCGCTCAGTTGGGTGGAAGCCGCCAACGAACGCTGGCACGAACGCAACGGCATCGGCACAGGGGCGAGGAGCTACGGCCTCGATCCGGCGCGGTTCGGTGAAGACAAATCGACGTTCGCGAGGGTGGTCGGGCAGGTGCTGGAAGCCATCGACGCGTGGAGCAAAGAAGACACGATGCAGACCGCAGGCCGTGCCGCCGTCCAGCTCGACGCCGACGACCCGTGCGCGGTGGATACCATCGGCGTAGGCGCTGGCGTCTACGACCGACTGCACGAACTAGATTACAAGGTGATTCCCGTGAACGTCTCCGAGAAAACGGCGCTCACGGATGTGACCGGGCAACTGGGCTTCGTCAACCTGCGCTCGGCAATCTGGTGGATGCTGCGGGATCGGCTCGACCCGAACAACGACGATCTCGCCGCGCTGCCGCCCATTGATGAACTGACGGGCGACCTGACCGCGCCGCAGTACAAGTACACCTCGAACGGCAAGATCGTGGTGGAAAGTAAAGACGACATCCGGGCGCGGATCGGACGCTCGACCGACTATGCCGACGCGTGGGGACTGGCGGAGTACGCCAAGATGCACGCCAGCAACAAGATGTATTTCTTTGGATAGGAGGACACGTTGACAGAGCAAGCCTATAACGAAGCCCTAGCCGACCTGCGCAAGTGGCACGAAGGGGATCGGTTCCAGAAACACTTTAACGAGATCGAAGCGCACGTCAAGGCTCTCAGCGCATTGACAGAAGTCAAATCACTGCCACCGCCCATGTCGATCCTGCTGACGCGGGATGCCACCGGACGGCTGCACGATCCGACGACAGGTGAGCCGTTCACGGTCGTGATCGACACGCTTGATGGACGGAAAGAAGTCACGCACATCACCTTCCAAGGTGAACGCGACGTGCCGACCAAGCTGCCCGATCCCGTCTACGTCGATCCAGAGCCGAAACCCCTCGGCGAGGAATTCACTGCTGAGAAGAAGGATTACGAGGCGCTGACCAATGCCGAAATACGGCAGGCGCTATACGATGCCGTTGCGCAGAAGTCGGAAGATACCGCATTGGCGATCTTGTTTAACGTACATCCAGACCGCCTACGATTAAGTGAGATCGGCGTCTCCGGTGGCGAGTTCAATCAGATCGTCGCGCTCGAAGGGGATGCGCTCCTCGCTGCGTTGAAGGAAGCATTGGACACTCCATATGTGTTCGGTAACACAGCAGCGGACGATGCGCCCGTCACCATCGACGGCCTGCCTGTCGTCCTTAGCGATGAGCCGCTGCTCACCACCGTGCAGCCCGATGTCGCGCCCGTGACGGCTGACGCAGTTGAGGACGAGCAGGACGATAGCGACGCAGACGCGGGTGAGGACGACACACCCGATGAAGCCGCGCCGACCGACATCGCCACCAGCGCCGATGCCGTACCCGCTGCACCGCCAGCACGTAAGTCCAAGAAGAAGCGAGGGTAACTAAGTGGTCTTCGATCTGCGCAACGGCATTCTAGGCAGCGCCATCCACGCGATTCGTACACTCGCCACACGGCTTGCATACAAGGCGGATGGCGAGGACAGCGAGGCATGGGGACGCATGATGTCCGAGATCGGTCGGCGTGGATCGTACTCGTGGCCCGACCTCGGCAAGTATCACGAGCAGGCGGGTTGGTACGCCAAGTCACCGCCGCTCTACGCTGCCGTCACCAAGATCGCGCAGACCGCCGCGATCATCAACCTGCACGTGAGCGAGATCGTAGACGGCAAGCGCACTGTCGATCCGAACCACGCGATCAACCAACTGCTGCGCAAGCCGAACACGTGGCAGTCGCAGTTTGAGCTGATCGAAGGCACGTTCGGGTACAAGGCACTGAACGGCAACGCGTACTGGTTCCTCAACGGCGGCGCGGAGGGTGGGCAACCTTCCGAGGTTTTGTTGATGCGCCCCGACCGCGTGCGCATCGTCAGCGGGCCGGACACCAACAACTACGTCAAGGGCTACCTCTACATCGTGGACGGGATAGAGATTCCGCTGCGTGCCGACGAGGTGATCCACTTCCCGCACTGGCATCCGCGTGACGATTACTACGGCCTGTCGCCGATGGAAGTCGCCGCGCTGTCGATCCAGACGGACGACGCGATGGGCAGGTACAACCGCGAATTCTTTAGTAAGGATAACGGCTCGCCGACGGGCATCGTCTCGCTGCCCACCACCGTCAGCAACACGCAGTTCGAGCAGGCGGAGGAAGACTGGTCGCGCAAGTACGGCAACGGGCAGCGCCGTGTGGCCTTCATCCGCGCCGGGAGCGTGGACTACAAGATGACGGGCCTGTCGCAGAAGGACATGGACTTCATCTTGGGACGCAAGTTCGAGAAGGACATCATCTACGAGATTTACGGCATCCCGGCGGGCATGATGGACAAGAACTCCACCGAGGCCAACGCCAAGGTCGGCGAGAATGTGTTCCTCACGCAGACGATGTGGCCCCAGATGCTGGCCTTCGCGCAGAAGCTGAACAGCGGACTCGCGTATCGCTACGACACCGACACGCTGATCGAGCCGGAAGACATCCGCCCCAAGGACAAAGCCGCCGAACGTGCCGAGCTGATCGCCGTCTCGCCGTTCATGATCATCAACGAGGTGCGCGAGCAGAAGCTCAACCTGCCGCCCATCGACGCACCGTGGGCGAATATCCCCGCGTCTGGTGCAGGCGCACAACTAGCACTGGCAGAAGCGGGCTATGGCGGCATGGGTGGCGGGTTCCAGTTCGGCGCGAACGTTGGCGATGGTCACGGCAGCAACACCGATGGTGAGCAGAAGACGTTGCCAGAGTTCACCATGCCGATCATCGTGCCGAAGATCGTGCGCACACGGGCTATCCGCGAGGAAGTCGATCAGTTCACGCGGTTTGCCATCAAGCGGGCGGGCGGCGATCCCGATTTCTACGCCGCGCAGATCGAGCACTTCCGCTTCGTGCAGACGCCGATCACCTTGCAGATCGCGGCGAAAGCGTGGGCCGACGTGTGCGCAGAATCACCGGAATCACTCGGCATCATGTTGTCTTCGAAGGCGGCGGGGATTGCGCCTGCTGCCCAGCGCGTTGATCTGAACGGACAACCTGATCCGCTGGCGAAGGATAAGGTGCGGCTCGCGAAGGTGCTGAAGGCGGGCGTGCAGTCGTATCTTGAACGGCTGCGCAAACGGCTGGCGACTGTCGTCCGGGGCGTGAACGCAGCGGCGAAAGATTTGCCCGACTTCTATACGTTCATGGCGCGACTCGATGGGCCGTTCTGGGACGAGGAATTCACCGATCTCACCCGCGAAGTGTACGGCATCTTGCAGGACGCCGTGGAGCTATCCGGCAGCCAGCAGGCGCGGATGCTGCAATTCAGCACGGGCATCAGCTACGACCCCGCGCTGTTCAACATCCGTGCGGCAGAGTGGGCACAGCAGCACATCGACACGGTGCTGAAGAAGTTCGGTACCACGACGCAGAACGGCACCGGCGCATTGATCGCTCGCTGGACGGGCACGCCGGGCGCGACGATTGCCGACCTGATCGGCGCGATGGAAGAGTCGTATCTGTTCAGCGGGCAGCGAGCGGCAGTGGTCGCCGAAACCGAACTCACGCGGGCGTTCGCCGCAGGACAGTACCTCGGCGCGGAAGAGATTGCAGAAGCGGCAGGCGTGGACATGTCCGTCGATATGGACACGGCTGGTGGGCTGATCCCCGCGCATGTCGATTGCTTCTGCTGGGCGACGCCGCACATCGTCTACGATGATGCCAACAACATCAGCGGCATGGACATGTTTTATCATACCAACAATTCAGATAACGTGTGTGCCGTGTGTGCCCCGCGCAACGGCAAACTCTACAGCGAGATCGTGGAGATGGGCTTATGAGTCCGCTGATCGAGGTCGAAGGCTTGCGAGAAGTCATGCAGGCGATGAAAGCCGCTCGCGAAAAGCTGCATCCCGAAGTTGAGGTGATCGTGGCAGAGGCGACGCTGCCGCTGCTCGAAGCCGTCGCGTCGTATCCAAGCCAGCCGCCGCCGAAGGACGAAAAGCATGTCTACCTGCGCGGGCAGGGTACCAAGTATCTGCCGACAGGCAATATCTACTACACCAGTCAGCAGTACGGCAAGACGGCGCACCAGTTCACGCGGCGCGAGGGCAGCGACGTGGTAGCCGGGGTGGGAATGCCTGCCACCTATGCCGTCTATCTGCGCGGCGATATGGACACCGGCAGTAAGCGGTACAACAAGCCCGCGTGGATGCATAACGGGGTGTGGGAAACGCTCGTGTCCATCGCTAACCGGCTGTTGCCCAACATCATCGTGCGGTTCGATATGCGCATCGGCGACTTCCTGCGCAAGATCGGCCTCAGCCGATGAACATTCCACGTGCTGCCAAGCGTGACAAGCACGGCGCGAAGTGTGCGCTCGTGATGGCCCTGTGGAACGAAGCGGTGGCGGCTGGTGGGATGGTCACGCCGGGGCTGGGCAAGCTAGTGAAGATCGTCGCGCCGCCATCGGGCGGGCCCATCACGGTGACGGATGAGCATGGCGTCAGCAAAGAATACGCCGACACGCTGCGCAGCCTGTACGAGCAACTAACGGGCGCGTCGGGCGATACGCTAGATAAGGCGGTGGAAACCTAATGCAGTTCAATGTGAACTTCCAGATCAACGGCGAACCCGCCACATGGGAGGAACTCTTGCAGCGCGTCACCCGGATGGCGAAGGCGGCGAAGGCGGCTTCAGCGGGGGTTGCCGATATGGGCGCAGCGACGGAGCGCATGGCGAATGAATTCCGCGCCGCCAACGCAGACATCAAACGCCGACGCACCGACGACTTCATCCGCTGGCTGGCGAAACATCAAGACGACGGGATGGTGACCACATGAGCGACGAATTACATTACTGGCACGAGACGGACGATCCGCATCGCATCAAGGTGAACGCGAGTAAATCGCTCGATGACTTCGGCGCTGAATGGGAGCCGCATCTATATACTCCTCCTGACATATGGTGGAAGAATGGGCGTCCGGTATTTCATTCGATGCCCAAGATGAACTTTGAGCCGGACATAACCAGAACGCCCTACGGCGAAACGCGCCTTGTGGGGCTCTCTGCCGTGCCGTCACCGCCAGACCCGTCCGTAACACCGACGACTGTCAAGGGGCTATTCGCCGATACGCCGAAGCACAGCACCGTGCAACGCACTGCCGCGAATCTGTACGCCGCCGTGACGGGCACTCCTTCACCCGAACTTGAGCGGAAGGCATTGGAGGAAAGCGTCGGTAACAAGATTCGCGAAATGCAGGCGGACATGGCGCGGCTACTCATGCAGGACTTGGATAGCGCCATGTTGTACGGCAATCCCTATCACAGCGAAACCGAGTTCATCCGGCACTGGAAACCGTCACGGTGGTTCCGGTTCAAACTGTGGGTGCGTCGGCAGTATTGGCGCGTGCGCGATCTGTTCGTGCGGGACGATGAGGATTACGACGAATGATCTCACCGAAGCCAGTCGAGAATATTGCCGTCGTTTTGCAGCAACTACTGGAAGATCGGCGCGGGCAGCCAGTCTCTGAGCGCGACCGTCAACTGTTCTTGACAATTCGACGCGCTAATATTATGATGATAGGAGCCATCGAGGACTACTTGGGCATGGAGCGCAGCATCCCGCCCAAGGACAAACGATAGCTGACAGCTTGACAACCGGGACTCCGCTTCGGCGGTGTCTTTATCATAATTAGCCCCCCGGCAAACCGTGCGGCGTATCACGAGGAGAACAGTCTCCCTGATACGCCGCTTTTTTGTTTTCCGAGGCGGAATATGGATGGACAGCAACAGGGAGCGATGATCGCCTTATTTGTGCCAGCGCAAACGGCACAGATGCTGACGCAGATCACCAGCGGCGCGGGACTCACGCCACAACCAACCGACTCACTTCATTTAACGCTGGCCTATCTGGGCGATGCCGCCGCGATGACGACGCCGCCCGACGCCATGCTGACCGTGCTGCAAACCTACGCCGCGAAGATGGCTCCGATCACGGGGCGCATCAGCGGGATCGGGCGCTTCACCAACGACAACGGAGACGGCACCAACGCCGTGTACGCGTCCTTCGATGCGGAATGTCTGGCGGACTGCCGACACGAGCTGCTCGAAGCACTCGCCGCGATTGGCATTGAATGCGAATCCGAGCACGGCTTCACGCCACACATCACCCTAGCCTACATCCCCACGTCCGCCGCGACGCCGGATATTGCGCTCGCGCCCATCGACGTGACCTTCGACGCACTCGCGCTTGCCATTGGCGATCAGCGCGTGACGTTCCCGCTCATCGGACAGCCGATGATGAAGGCCGCCGAAGACGAGCAGGACGACGCGACCGAAGACGCACCTGCTGACAGCACGGCAACCGCAGAAGATGACGGCGAGCCGATGAAGGCCATGCCGCGCAACGTGATTCGGCCCGTCAGCACGGCGATTAAGTCGCTAGGTGGCGACGATGATTGGCGCATCGGCGGGTACGGCGTTGTCTTCAACTGGAAAGATGCCTCGCCTAACCGCGAATTCTTTCACAAGAAGACCGACTTTATGTGGGATGAGTTCCCGCCCACCATGCAACGCCCGATCCTCTACGATCACGGGCAGAACGGCACCGTGAAGCACGTCGGCGTCGGCGTGATCGATAAGGTGGAAGTCGATGAGTTCGGCATCTGGGTAGAAGGGCAGCTTAACCGCCGCAACCGCTATGCCCAGATGGTCAAAAAGCTCGTTGATGAGAACGCGCTTGGGTGGAGCAGCGGCAGTGTGTCGCACCTCGCCAAGCGTTCACGCACCGTGAAGGGGCAGATCGACGTGTGGCCCCTGATCGAATTCAGCGGCACGCCAGCGCCCGCCATGCCAGAAGGCACGGAGATCGCGCCGATCAAGTCGGTGTGGGAACCTGCCGACGCCGACTTCGCCTACAAGTCTCTCAATTTACCAACGCCATCAGCACTTGACGCACTCACGCAAGACGATACTTCGACGAGCGACAAGGAAATCGCTACGAGTGTCCACGCGTCCGCCGCGACGAAGGCTGCTGTTTTTCGCATCAAAGCGAACCCCCAACCAACCATAACAGTTAAGCCAAAGGACACCAAGATGACGACTGAAGTCACCTTAGAACAGGTCACCGAAAAGGTGACGGCGGGGGTAGCGGCAGCGCTCGGCCCCCATTTCGAAGCATTCACCAAGGCCCTAGCTGACCTCAAGCCAGCAGCAACCGAGACCAAAGAAAGCGCGACCAAGGCCCTGCCCGCGCCACAGAGCAATGGCAATTCATCCGCCGCCAAGAACAATCAGCGCGTAGTGCTGGGCGAAGAGCGTCGTTACGCCGACCTCAGCAGCGCCGACCTAGCCTTCCTGACGGAAAACTTCAACGCCATCAACAACGCGGTGAAGTTCGCACGGCGCTACGGTGGCGGCGACGAGGCCAAGCCGCTGCACCAGACCGCTTCCGACTTCATGAAGCGCTTCAGCGACGATGCTGATCGTAAGTTCGAGCGCATGATCTGCGCCAAGGCGATCCGCGAAGTGGCCCGTAAGCAGCTCCCCGAAAAGAGCATCGAGGACCTGCCGTACAAATCGCTGGATGATGTATTCGCCAACGACTACGACGACAGCGCGTTGAAGGCCGCCCGCAAGGATTATCAAGAGGCGGTGAAGGCCAACGAACTCGACAGCACCGGGCAGTCGAACTACGGCGCGGAATGGGTGCCGACGCTGTGGGGACGGGATTGGTGGCGACGTGTGCGTCAGGCGAATCCTGTCGCGCAGAACATGCAGAAGTTCGACCTGCCCTCCGGCACTTTCAACTTCCCGCTGGAAAGCACCGATCCGACCGTATTCTACGTGGCAGAAGGCACCGACGCGACGCAGCTCGTGTTGACCAACAGCAACACGATGACGCTCTCGAAGATCGGCAGCGACAAGCGTGCCTTCAGCGCCAAGAAGCTCGGTTCGCGCATCGCGTGGTCCACCGAACTCCAAGAAGAGTCGGTGATTCCGGTACTGACGGCTTACCGTGCGCAGCTCGAACGCGCCATGATGAACGCCATCGACAGCGTGATCATCAACGGCGACACCGCCACTGGTGCCAACACCAACGTCAACTTGATCGACAGCACGCCGACCGCAGGCACGAACTATCTGGCGCTAGACGGTCTGCGTAAGTACAGCATCGTCACCAACACTTCGCAGAAAGTGGACTTCAGCACAGCTTCACCAACGCTGCCGCTGTTCCGCTCGATGCGCAGCAAGCTTAACCGCGAGTATCAGGGCGATCTCGCCAACTTGCTGTACCTCGTGCCGCCCGAAGTGTACATGGTCATGCTCAACATGCCGGAATTCGCCAACTGGATCAACTTGGGGATGCCGGGGAGCAACGCGACGGGTCTGCTGCCATTCGGCGATCCGAATCAGACGAGCGACGTGGCGAAGCCGGTGGGCGTGGTGGACGGCATCCCCGTCTACATGACCGCTCAACTCAACTTGGCGAAGAGCGACGGCAACATCAGCAACACGGGTTCCAACAACATCTACGGTGCGTCGATCCTGTATCACCGCACGCGCTGGTGGCTCGGCTACCGCCGCAACATCACCATCAATCTGCTGACGCCAGACGTGTCGAGCGTGTTCTCTGACACCATGCAGTTGTGGTCCACCGTGCGCTTCGACGTGAAGAACTTCGATACGCAGAGCGCGGTCAACGGCTGGGGCATCAAGGTCAGCTAACCGTCCTTCATTAGAGTAACCGAGGGCGGTGACGAGCCGCCCTGTATGGAGAACTGATATGCCTAATATCCCTAATGACGGCATGGCGTCCGCGTTCAGCGAGGAATATTTCTCGTTCGGGCAGTCACAGGCTGCCGCGTCGCAATCTGCCGTCGCCCTCAAGCGTAACGTCAACGCTGCCACCAGTGGCTCACTCAACATCACGGGCGTGCCGATGCCACACGCGGGCAGCATCGTGGGCGTGACCATCGCGACCAGCGCCAACAAGACGGCAGGCGTGGCGACGGTGACCCCGACCATCAACGGTACCGCGATTGCAGCGGCGACTGGTCTCGCGGCGGTAGCGCTGGCGAACGCAGCGGCGAAGAAAGTGCAGTTCATCGACGCACAGGTCGCGGGCGCACGCTTCCAGCAAGGCGATCTGCTCGGCGTCAAGCTGACGACCGACGGTTCGTACCTGCCCACCACGCTGGACTGGGAAGTGATCGTTTACGTCGAATTCGAAGGCTTGCAGCCGTAACAGGAACCTAAGCCGTGTCCGTGATGACCTACGCCACGCTCGCACAACTGCGGAAACGCAATCAGATAGCCGACGCCGATACGGGCGATGATCAGCGCTATCGTGAAAAGCTGCGCGTGGCGACGGCGGCGATTGACGACTACTGCAACCGCACCTTCCAACCGATTCAGGCTACGCGTAAGTTCGATTACAGCGAGCCGACGTACTTACATTTTCGCTATCAAGATTTACTGGTGCTCACCAGCATCACGGATAGCTACCACTCCCTGCCCGCTGGCAACCTGATCATGCTCGGCATGGAAGACACCACCAGCGGACCGTACTACGCCTTGCAGGTGATCCCCACACTGGACTTCTTCCAGTGGTTTAACTCACCGAAGCGGGCCATCTCGATTGCAGGGGTGTGGGGCTACCACGAAGATTACGCCAACGCGTGGCGCAGCGCGGGCATCAACGGCACGCTGACAGACACCACGACCACCACCATCACCTTCAGCGCTGATCCTACTACGGTTGCCGACTCATGGGGCGATACGCCAGCCATCAGCGCGGGTGACCTGATCCAGATCGAGAGCGAGTGGATGCCCGTGATGACGACCTCCGGCACGACGGGGCGCGTCCTGCGTGGCGCGAACGGCACCACGGCTGCTGCGCACGCGGCTAAGGCGATCTCCGTGTACAAGCCGATGCCGCAGATCGTGGAGGCGTGCCTGACGTGGGCAGCCTACCTCGTGACGCGGGATGATGCCGACGATAACGGCATCAAGATCACCGGCGCGGGCGACAAGATCATCCCACCGGGGTTCCCGAAGCGCATCTTCGACCTGCTGAACGGCTTCGAGAATGTGAGGGTGAGCTGATGGGCGCACGCATCCTCGTCTCGTCACTGGCAACGTTCGGCGCGACGGTGGCAGGCATCGGGGCAGGGCACAGCTACGACCTCGCCAACGAACCGCCGAAGATCACGCGCGAGAAACTGCCGTGCTTGCTCATCGGCAACGTGGTGCTGCCGGGGTCGGCCTTCCGGTTGACGACGTTCATGGGTAACGCGCCGCAGTCTGACTTTCAAGTCGATCATCTGCTGCTCGTCGCGGAGATCGGGGAGCGGTTCCAGCGCAAGCAAGTGCTGCCCACGCTGCTCGACCTGCATGATGCGTACATCGCAGCGGCCCAAACTACAAAATTTCTTAATTACAGCAACAGTCCGGTGCAGCAAGTCGTGATGAATTTCAAGGCCGACTTCGGAGACATCCAAGTCGATCAGGGGATGTACTACGGCTTGATCTATTCACACAGCTACACGCTGAATTTGTGAGGACGTGATGGCAAAACATCTAGTGCTCGTGGGCTTCAACGAGGCGCAGACGGATGCACGGCACGAAGCGGGTGAAGTTATTGATCTCAGTCATATCCCCGACCTGCGCGACCTGATCGCGAACGGGACGGCGATGGCATTTGTGGAGATCGATCCGCCTGCCGAGGTGCCAGCAGACGCGCTAATCGTTGAGCCGAAGAGCAGAGGTAAATCATGAGCGGAACTTCGGGCGATTTCAGCCGCCAGTGCATCAACGGCATCGACGCGACTGCCGACATCCAAGGCTCGGATTATTCGCACGTGTTCGAGTCTGTCAACGCGCCGCACGAAAACGTGGGCGTGCATATGTATTCGCCGGGGGCCTTCAACCCGACATACTCGAACGCCAACGCGTACCGGGCGCATCGCGTGAATGGTCGCAACCTTCACACCCTGCTCACCCAGATCGGCGCGGGTAGCAGCGACATCGAACTGATCATGTCCGAGGCGCGAGGGTTCGGCGCGTCGCCGCAGGTGGGCGATCTGGGCGTGATGTTCCAAGGCCACCTCGAAAAGTACAACCCCGCCATCGCCTTCGGCAACCTGATGACGGCGGACGTGTCGTACAAGCCGGGTGGCAAGCGCTCGCCACTGTTCCCGCGTCTGATGCGCTTGCAGGACACGGGCAAGAACTCGTTTACCTCGACGCCGGTGGACATGGGCGCGAGTGCGGTGAGCGTCGCACTGGGCGCGGTCGGGCATCTGCACGTCTTCACGCCGACTGGCGTCGCGGCCTTCGGGTTGATCAGCCTGACGGGGGTTCCCTCCGATGGCGATACCTTCACGATTGGCGGCGTCACCTTCACGTTCAAGACCACGCTCACGCCAACGGCTGGGCAAGTGCTCATCGGCGCGTCGGCAGCCACGGCAGCCGCGAACCTGTACGCCGCGATGACGGGCGGCGATGGCGCGGGAACCACCTACGCCAGCGGAACGACGGTTGCGCCCACGACGTGCTACTACACGCCACCAACCGCCACGCAGGTGATCCGCATGGATTACAAGACTACTGGTATCGCAGGCAACAGTTTCACGCTGGCGAAAAGCGGCACCAATCTGGTTGTCAGCGGGGCGACGTTGGCGACAGGCGCGGCGGGCGAAACCTATGTATTCAAGCTGCAAAGCGCGACGAGCAGCGGCGGCAGCTACACCGACAGGATGACCTTCAGCGCTGACGGCACTACGCGTGTTGGTGAACGTCAAGAAGTGGCAATCGGCACGGCGGTGGACCGCTGGTGGCGGTTGAATGCGACGGCGAGCGGTGGCACACAGGACATCGGTCTGATGTGCATGATGGGACTCTTCTACAACCTGTAAGGGGGTGATTCTTAGATGCCAACGACTACGACTATCGCCCTCAGCGGGCAATTCCACAAGACGGTTATCGGCGGCGTAGACCTGTCGCCGTACTTCGACGAGATTCAGCTCACCTACCAGCGCGACATGCTCGATATCACGGTCTTCGCGCTCGGCGGCGGGCCAGTCACGCGCAGCAATATCCGCGGCGCGATGATCTCCGACATGAGCCTGAACGGGCCGTACGATCCCGTGCTGGCAAAGGCGATGGAGATCTACATGGCCTCGCGGACGGGCGTGCTCGTCCAGATTTATGGGGGCAGCAACGCGTTGCCAGCACAAGGCGACGAGCTGATCAGCGGGTACTTCAGCATCTTTTCGGTGGGTTGGCCTTACCGCACCTTCCAGAAGAGCACACTCAAGTTCGACTGCAAGATTCCGGATGGGGCAGCGGTCCCAGCCGTGTACTACGGCACCATCTAGCGGACGCCTCACCGCAGCAGCGAGGCAAGGATGAGTATGAGCAATCAAGTGCAAGAGGCGCGTCTGCGGTTATCAATGCCAGACGAATGGACGCTGGAACACTGGCGGCGCTTCAACGGCGGACGGCAGGAATTCATTGATAAGTCGCGGGCGGCGAAGGAATTCGCGGACAACCTGACGGCGAATTATTACGGCGTCAAGGCGCTGATCGAGAGCGGATACGTGCGCATCGAAGGGATTGAGGAGGCGGTGATCAAGGCCAAGGCGATGCTGGCACAGGCGTCGCCGCCGCTATCCCTGATGGGATTCCTCGACCGCGAGGTCGCCGACAAGATCGAGAGCGCGTTCGAGACGCCACCGTCTTTTTAGAGGCCATCGTGCTGCATCACGCCAAGCCGTTGAGCGAGGAGCAGCACGATGGATACGACGCGCCGGGTGAGCTGGTGCTGGCGTGGCACGTCGGTGAGACGCACCTGCTGCGCAGCGGCGGGCTTCTGGACCAACCCGCGTTGCACTTCAAGGTGAGCTATGCCGCGTACGTGTGGAACCTGCTGAAAGAGATCAGCACCAAGGATTTCAAGATCAGTTCGCTCGGCGATGACCCCGCGAAACTGGCGATGGTGATGAAGTTGCAGGAGCTGAAGGGGCGGTTGCAGGCAGAGGGGCGGCTATAAGCCGCCCTTTTTGCGCTTTAGTTTGGCTAGGAATTCGTCGGGCATCTTACTGCCCTTACTCATGTTGCAGGCAGGGCAAGCGATGACAATGTTCTCAGCGTCATTACTTCCCCCTTTTAAAAGGGGAATATAGTGATCGACGTGGTACTTGTGTCCTACCTCAGTCTCGCAGTAATAGCAACGCCCGTCCTGCGCCTCGTATTGACGCTCAACATCGGCCTTTGTAAAGGCGTTGCTAGATGCCAGCCTGAGCGCCCGTCGCTTTGCGGCGTACCCTCTGTTTCTTAAACGCCCCGATTCAGTCCTGTACCACTGGCGGCGCATGGCTCTGATATGGAATCGGTATGTCGATCTGCGTCGCGCCTCCCGTACCCTGCGCTCTTCGCGCTGACGATCGTCCCGCATTGCCCACTGCTCTTTATGCTTCAATAGAATCTTGTCGCGATGACTGCGGTAGTACGCTCTGCACTTGAGGCGATGAATCTCTTTGTCGCCCTCAGACATATGCGCCCAGTGCTCGCTCGCTCGCTGCCGCGCTTTTTGCCGCGCATCGTCAGTTGCGTGCTTCCACTGCAACTGCTTGCGTCTTAGTATCTCTTCTCTTGCCTTTTGATAGTAGCTGCGGTAATGCTCTCTCTCGCAGGCGATACAGTCGGCGCGGAGCAACAAGCCCTTGCGATTTGGGCGAAACAGAAGCGATGTAGCCAACTTCCATTCATCGCACTTGTTGCATCGTTTCAAACTCATCGGTATGTACAACATCGTTCATCTCCTATGGGGCGCACCTCAGCACGCCCCAGACTATTAAACGTGGTCTTGCTTTGTGCGTCGCGCACGGGTGCGGTGCAGCACCATCGTCCGCATCTGATCTAAAAACTCCTTGTTGGTATCCCAGTCCATGATCCAGCCGATGAGCAGGAAGCAGCCGAATAGCCAGTAGCCAACCTGATCGTCGGTCATATTCTGACACTTACTGCGCCAGTCCTTCCAGATCGGCAAAGTGCGATCCCAGCGTCCGCGCTTCAATTTGAACGACTTTGTTTTCTTGCGCTTGTTCATGCCGCACCGTCCCTGCCGAGCCAGTGCAAAGCGTCTTCGTTGGTGTATCCAAGCTCGACAAGCGCGGCGTACATCTCGCTGGCGAGGCGTACATCAACAGGCGAGTTATCGAGAACGGGAGGGATCGCTGGCGGTGGTTCGTGTAGTCCGGTAATGGGTAGCGCGCTGCCGCATTGCTGCGCCGCACGCAAGGCGAGTTCAAGTAAGGGTGACATAAGTTGTTCCTTTGGGAATCAAAAAGGGCGCGGAATTGCGCCCCTGCGAAGTAAGTTAGGCGGCTTCGGCGAGCTGTTCGGCCTCGACTGCCCAGTCGGGGGTGACGAGATGCTGCGCGGCATCGCAGACGACCTCACGGAGGGCATCGGCGGTATCCATCAAATCGACGGCGATGTCGTTGTGCTTGACGGCGATGGCGCTGTAGTGGTCGGCGTAAGCAACGGCGGCAATGCGGAGGTGATCAGCGGCGCGGTCATCGAGGTAGACGGCGCGGGCGCTGATTTGCTCAATGGTGGGGTTGACGGCGAGGAACTTCTGAAGGAAACTTTGGTTGATCATGGTGGCTAACTCCACTTTGGTAAGTCCTGCGGTTGTGCTGTAACACTTCCGCAGGGCGTCTAATCGATAATATAATTGTATCATTCAATTGATACAATTACAAGTGGTTAGCCAAGAGTTTTACGATTTTCGTTTTTTTGGTCCACGCCTATGGTTGTCCGGGTTATTGATCCATACATCCAGATCGCTGGACGTAATCGCCCAATTGCTACCGAATTTTGTGGCTTTTAGCACCTTGCGGTTAATCGCTTTACGAATATTAACTTCTGAACACTCGGCTTTAAGTGCTGCCTGTGCAATGGTCAGCATTTGGTCATCCCCCATTCACACCTCCAATACCCTCTAATTGTACTTTAGAGTGATATAAATCTACACCCTCTTTTTAGGACTGCGTATGAATTCGGCGTGAACAGGCTAAAGGATTTTAGCCACTCGTGAAAACTTTGTGAAAGCCGAGTGCTACGAAACGGCATACAATATTAATTCTTGTTCTCAACATGTAGGGGTAAAGATGCGCACATATAAATACTTTCTATCTCTGCTGTGTTTTCTTTCCGTCGCTGGATGTGTCACTGTGCGACTAGAAGCACCTGTACCAATCGCAGCCGATACGCCTAGCTCGGTCAACGCGCCTGCCGAATTGAAAGTCACGCGGGCTTTAGGGAAAATCATAATTGAAGGGTACGGCAATCAAACAACTGGTCGGCTACCCATACCTACAGGGTTATGGCTGGTTACTTTAACAACAGAAAGCCGCACACTTATGGAAGTAAAGGTACTAGAAGGGACATGCAGAAACGAGGGGCGAACTCTCGACAATACGCCGCTTTTTGCAATCAAAGCAGGAGAAGCCGCTAGCGGTGCATCGAAAGTGCTTGAATCGAATAACTGTAGCTTAATCATTACGCCAGAGCTAACCCGTGCATCTTGGGTGATGGTTTTTGAAAGAGCTAAATAGCCATAGAGTAATCAGCGAACGGTTGACCTTTATTGGTAATCTACTATAATAATCTTTAGGTCGCCCCATTCGGCAACCACGCAATCCATAGGCACACGTTAAACGCGCAGCCAGAAACCTAACGCTCCCGGGCAACCAGCGGCGTATCACACGGAGAAAAGTCTCCCTGATACGCCGCTTTTTTGTTTTCTAGTACCGTCGAGGATCAGCGGTGAGTAATGACGTAGAAATTCGCTTACGCGTAACAGAAAACGGCCTTGAGATTTTTGACCAAGCGGGCAACAAGATGTCCGACTTCAGCAAGGCTGCGTCTGAGGCCGCTGGCGAAACTGGTGGCGGCGGACTGAAAGCACTCACCAAGGGTTTTGCTGATGTTAAGGCCGCGTGGGACGTGGCTTCTAGTTCGTTTTCGACCATCGGTACCGTCATCCTAGATCTCAATAAGATGGGCGTCGAATCTCTTCGCGCCAAAGAAGCATTCAAGGAGATGGGTGGCGCAGCAGACACTATCGAGCGGATGCAGGATGCAACGCGCGGACTAGCAGATGACACCGTGTTGATGCAGAGCGCCACGCACGCAATGTCATCAGGTGCGGCAAAGAGCGCCGACGATCTGGTGAAGATCGCGCAGATTGGCGCGACACTGGGCGTCACCTTCCGAGACAACGCAACGACAGGCGTCATGGAGTTCACGCGAGCCATCGAAGGCGTCGGCAACGTGCGGGCGCTGCGTGGGCTGGGTATCGATACTGCCGCCGTATCTAAAGAGTTCGAGCGGCTCAAAGTCACGATGTCCGACCAAGCGGCTTGGAGAATGGCAGTTCTGGATATTGCGGGTGAGAGCGCCAAGAAACTCGCAGGTAACCTTGACGGCACTGGCACAGCAATGGAGCGGTTGACCGTTCGCTTTGAAGACCAAAAAGAGGCCATTGGCGAATGGGTCGCAGAGGGACTAGACAAGGCCGCAAAATCTGTTGAGGTGCTGGATAAGTACTGGGAAGCGTTGGCGGCTAACCCTAGCTTGACGCTGACTGTCACATTGAATGCGGCGAACGACGGAGCGACGAGCGGACTAAACAACGCGAATAACTCGCTGACCGATTGGCTGAACAGCGAAGCGCGGCGATTGACGGGCCAGCCTGCCAAGGGTGAGCACACGGGCGAGATGTTTGGTCCGCCCAAAACCCTCGCGCCTGTCAGCAGCAGCGGCAACACCGCGCTGCACTGGCTGAATAACGCAGGCGATCAGCAGCGCGAGGATGCTTACCGCGCCAGCATCGGCGGCGATCAGGCGTACTGGCAGCGTCGCAACCGAGCGACTGCCCGCGACACTGGGGCGATGGGCAACGAAGCGCTGCAAAAGGAATACGTCGCGTCGTATGAGGCAGCCCACAAGCAAGCCGCCGAGATGGCTACCGTCAAATCCTTGATGGGCGATATTACTGGTCTTGCTGGCGAGTATCATGGCAAGCTCATGGCGGCGCTCGATCCCCTGAAGAAGCAGCAAGACATCCTAGAGCAACGCGCCAAGATTCAATCGGTAGACGACGCCTTCGGTATTACTCACGACGGGCTGTACGGCGAACTTGGATCGCAGATGCACGGCGCGATTGCCACTCGCCGCGATAAGGTCTCCCAACAACTGCGGCGCAAAATCGGCACGGGTGGCAGCATTGAGTACTCCAGCGTAGATGACATAAAAGCGTACGATGAAAAAGCCAAGGCCGAGCGCGATGCCTATGAGCGCTCCATTGGCGACCCCACTGCTGAGGAGTTGTACAAGGGCGGGGATTATAAGAAATCCCGTATGGAGGCCTACGACAAAACGCACAACACCAAGCGTAAGGCGACCCTGCGGAGACGCAAGGGCAAGGTTTACACCCAAAAAGATTACGACCGCGACATGCAGCAGTTTGATCGGGAATCCAAGGAAGCCGAAGACGCCTACGCCATTGCGACAGGATCGGCAACCAAGGAATCCATCAAGATGAACGATCAGCTTGAGAGCGCGAGAAAGAACTACGAAGACGGCAAGATCAGCCTCACGCAGTACAAGAATGAGCTACTGCTGCTAGGCGAAGCAGCGAAGTCCGGCGCAACATCGATGGATCAGCTCACTCAAATTCAAATCCGCCTCAACTACGGGTTGAAGATGGGTGTGACCAAGACAGGAAAAACCGCCCAGAGCGACGCATCCCTTTACGAAGAACACGCGGGTGGCGTCAAGGGCACGAGCAGCTACGCAGGCAATGGCATAGACAACGAAACCAAGCCGTTTGACAACATTGTGGTGAGCGCAAATAAGGCGGGTGCGGCGGCGCAGCAAGTAGGCACTAAAGGAGCCGAGGCGATTGCGACGCTAGTGAATTCCAGTATCTTGGCGGTTAGTCAATTTGGGCAGATGCACGACGGCGCGAATACCGCCCTTCAGACAATCGTTAAACTGAAAACTGAACTCACTATGCTTGCATCGTTGTCTGTGACCATCAATTCCACCAAAAAGGGCGGCAGCGACAATACCACCGTTCCAGCACGGGGGATGCGCTAATGGCGGACACGAACCTCGCCGTTAGAGTCCAGAATTTCGGCGGCGGCATCGCCAACGGCTTATTCTGGCGGGACGTCACGGCCGATTGTATGCGTATTGAGACCGATCAGGGACTCAACGGCCCCCGTGATTTCATGCCCAAAGCGGGCACGTGTGTGTACGTATTCGAGAACACCGACAATCTGTACACGCCTGTGCCGAACCGCGAAGATTCCTCCGCGTACGTGCTCGACATCGGCAGGCTGATCCAGCATATTGTGACGCTGCCCACGCACGGCAAAGCGCTGCGCGTGACGTATGCCAACCCCATCACCCTGAACGCGGCGTACCTCAGCCAAGTGGTGACGGCGAACACGGCGGCTAAGGATCGCTGGACGCTGGAATTTGACGCCCGCTGTCACAGCGACTTCCTCCGCAACGGCATCCGCGCTGAGCTGCGCACCAACGCGCCGGAAGTGTGCGAAGGCCAAGTCTTCCAGATTACGCGGAAGTGGCGCACCTACCGGCTCACCTTCATCGCGCAGAGCGTCGGCACAAATATCGAGGCGCGATTCTATAACGCGTTCACGGCGGACGGCACCAATGTCGAATTCCGCAAGATGTCGTTGACCACCAGCGCGGGCGGCGGCAACAAATTCAGCAACCCGACCTTTACCAGCGGGACCACTGGCTGGACCGTCAGCAATGCAGCCGAAGTGGTGATCGATGACTACGACATCAAGTTCGACGGCGTGATCGCGAACATCATCCCCGCGCCGTTCGCGAAGGCTGGCAAGCAAACGGTGACGGTGGTGGCGCAGGACTGGGTGAGCGTGCTGCAACTGGCAACCGCCAAATTCCCACTGCAAAAGAATAAGCGAGCCGACGAGCTGATCGCTACGGTGCTCGCCAACCTGCCCGCCCTGTACTGGGTGCAAGCGCCACCCGGTCGGCTGCTGGCGCAAGGGCATCAGACCTTCGACCGCAGCTTTACGGGGTACACCGAACGCGACACGTCGCTGTACGATGCGATTGCCGACGCCGTGATGAGCGAGAATGGGATGTTCTGGTGCGACCTCGACGGCACCTTCCGCTTCGAGTCGAACACCTTCCCGGCACGGCGACAGCTCCGCGAAGGCCCACCGCGTCCGGCGTGGCACATCTTCCAAGCCAACCCTGCGGATGGTGACCTGATCACGCTGTGGGGCGAGACCTACCGCTTCAAGAACACGCTCGCGGCAGCATACGATGTGAAGATTGGGACGACGGCGAAAGACACGGCGCTCAATCTCGTCAACGCGATCAACATGGACGCGGCGACCATCGGCAGCAGCTACCACGCCGCCACCCCGATCCACAGCACCGCCACCGCCGCGCTGCGCGATTGGCGCACCACGATACTGCTGAACACGCCCACGATCTTCATGCGCTACGGGGAGGCGGCAGGCGCGACGGCCTTCGACAGCAGCGGCAACGGCAACAACGGCACGTACAACGGCGGCGTGACGCTGGGCGCGACGGGCGCGATCCCGACGGACAGCGACAAAGGTGCGACCTTCGATGGCGTCAACGATACGGTGTCGTCGCCGTCGATCTCGCTGTATTACACCTCGTTCAGCGTCGGGATGTGGATCAAGCCTGCTGCCGCACCACCCGCCACCCAAGATGTGTTCAGCGCGTACAGTGCCTTCGTGACCGATCAGGCGTTTTACATCCGCTTGAATAGCAACGGCTCGATCACGGTGGACTTCTATAACGACAGCTACACCACCGGCACGGGCAAGATCACCTTCGGCACCGCGTATCAATACCTCATGGTGACGTACGATGTGGTGCTCGACCTGACCACGATTTACGTGAACGGCTTGCAGGTGGGACAAGCGAACGTCGGCTATTTCGACAGCACCACGTCACCCACCATCACATGGGGCGGCTTCCCGGCTGCTGGCGGCAACACGTACAAAGGCGACATGGACGAGGCACGGTTGTACTTGTCCTGCCTATCCCCTGCCGCCGTCGCGACCGAATACGCCTCGCGCTACGCGGGCATCGCGTTGACCAAATATCTGAACACGAACGAGACCGCCGAGCTGGTGCTGACGGAAGGCAACGACGATCCCTATGACATGGTGACACGGCGCAGTGCCGAGACGGTGATCAACAAGTGCGTGATCTCGTGGACGCCACGCCAGACCACCACGGCAGTCATCGCGCTGGCGCAGATTCAGGGCGCGGTGCAGATTCCGCCACGCTCGAATTCGACCAATGCCGATAAGGTCAAGCCGGGGTTCTCCAACGTGCAGGACGGGCGCGTCGGACAGCAAGAACTCACGCTGACGTTCCGCGACGCGTCGGGCAACACCATCGCGGGCGAGAATGTGGTTGATCCTGTCGCTACGACCGATTACAAGATTTACGAGTTCGCCGATCCCACCAACCACGGCTATGAGTACACCATCTCGCCGTACTTCTGGATCTCCGACATCAAGAAGAACGCGTCGCAGTTCACGTGCATCCTCAATAACAATGCGCTCGGTGCGCTGTACGCCACGTATTTTCAGGTGCGCGGCAACGCCATCTACACCTATGACCGACAAGAAGAACTGAGCAGCAACACTACCAGTATCAACCTGTACCGCGAACGCCAGCGCCGCCGCGAGATGCCGTTTACGAACGATCAGCTCTTCTGCAAATCGTTGTCGCAATACACGGTGGAGCGCTACGGCTATCCGTTCGTGGAGGCTGACTACATCGAAACGAACGCGGTGGAGCTGAACGGCACGTACATGCTGTCACTCAACCTGATGGATACGCCGGTGATCACCGATACCCGCGCTGGATTGAACGGGGTGCGGCACATGATCGTGGGCATCTCGACCGTGCTGGTGCCGAACGCATCGAAGTTCATCGAGCGCATCCGCTTCCAGCTTGAGCGGCTCGACCAGAACCAATACTTCCTTCTTGGTAACGCGACCTACGGTGCGCTTGATAGCAGCAGCCGTATTTATATCTAGGGACGTGACTTATGCCGTGGACAACACCTAAAACGTGGGTGCCGGGGGATATACCCACCGCGACGGACTTTAACCAACTGCTGCGTGACAACCTCAATTTCTTGCTGGGCGGGCGCGACATCCAGTTCAAGGATTATCTCGGTGCCGATAAGACGACCACCGGCACGTCCTATGCCGCCGTGGACACCACCAACTTCAGACTGACGAGCGGCGTCATCTACAGCGGCAGATATTTGGTGGTTGCGCAGGCAGAGTGGGCGGTGACTACCCTGAACAACAAAATCTTCGGGGACATCTGGGCGAACGGCACCACGCGCCCCGCCAACGGCGATGCCACCAACGGACTGGGAAGCTGGAACAACCCGAATCAGAACTCCGATAGGATGCTGCTGATCGGCTACTTCACTGGATTAACGCCGGGCATCACGCACACCTTCGACGTAGCGTGGAAAGTATCGGCAGGTACGGGGACGATCTACACGAGCGTCGCCGCCCTGCACATGATCGGTATGGAAGTTTAGTAAATCAGGAGAGATGTAAATGGATACGTTCGGGAACTTCATTGTATATCTGGGGACGCCCGCAGCGCTGGCGTTCATTGTCAGCTACTTACTGGAACCGTGGGCCGTCTTTCAGGCGCTCGATGCGGGACGGAAGCGCGTCGTGGTGCTGCTGCTGGCTGGCGGTCTGCCGGTCGGGAGCTACCTGCTAGTTATCTTGCTGCCTGCCGAAGTCGTGACGAAGTTGCAGCCGCTGTACTCGCTGCTCTTCGCGATGGGTGTGGGGTTGAGCGGTAGCCAGTGGTTCCACAAATATTTCAACGTAGTGCCGCCACCGTCCACGATCATCACCGCGCAGCCGATTGACGAGACAAATAAGGCGAGCAAGGGATGAGCGCGGGCAAGATCGGATTGCATCTGCACACGGGCGGCAACGCGGCTGCCTGCGTGCAGGTGTACGAGGACTGCGCACAGGCAGGCACGCCGATTCCGCTGGCGATGGTGATCAACGATCCGTCGCTGGTGGACGAGATCAAGCGCGTCAGTCCCGATACGTTCGTGGTGTTGCGTGATGGCGTGGTCGGCGGGCAGGATGCGCTGCCACTGACGCAGAACAATCCGGCGGCGAACATCGCGGCTGGACGGGCGCGGTTTGCCCAGCGCTACGCCGTGTGCAAAGCCGATGCCTACCAGATCGCCAACGAGCACTACCACAAGTCGCACGCACCGTGGATGGTCGAGGCGATGGCGTGGTTCTATGTCGGCGCGATGGAAGCTGCCGAGGCGCTCGATACGCTGGTGCTCGTCGGTGACTTCGGCGTCGGTGGGCCGGAAGACGAGCACCTGCCA